AAATTTAATTGAATTTGTACCAATTAAATCCGCTGTTGTTGTTTTTGTAGAAATCAAAGAACCATTTGCATATACTTTAATACCATCTGTCCCAGTTAAATTTATGTTCGATAATAAATTTTGACTTCCTATATTATCATAATTAGTGTTATATAAATATCCATCCATTCTTGTTGAATATTTTTTAACGTCATTTCGAAAAGTAAAAAATTGAGAATTTCCTTGCCCCGATGTTCCTTTTCCCATTATTGTAGGAAAATTCCCTTGAGTTATACCGCTACTTTTTAAACTTGCAACTGTAAAATTACTTATTAAATCTCCCACATTACCAAAAGAAACATCTGTAACCTCTAAATATGTAGGGTAAAGAAAAAGTATTGTTGGTTTTCCATTTTCTGTTTCACACCCTGTTGATGAATCGTATATTTTTGGTTGGTTTGCGGAGGCTGTTTGTATTGCGTTATTACTTGTATCGCTTTGATTGTACCACGTTGTTACAAATCCATTTGTTCCACTACAAAAGGTATTTAAACTTGCTACATCTAATTCATTATTTGAAAATCCTATATTTTGTTCGTTGTTGTCGCTTGCTCTTCTAACTCTTATTGCTGAACCACTATAAGATGATTTTAATTTTCTTAAACTAAAACCACCCGTTGAGCCACTTGTTCCATCTAATAAAAAACTATTTGATTCAACAGAAACCAACCTACTTAAAGACTTATTATTATTTATTATAACTCTCATTAACCTCTGATTATTCTTATCCAATTATTATCCGCAACCGCAGTAAACCAATAATCACCATTATAGTGCGCTTGTCCTTGAAAAGTCCCCGCAATTGCTGGGGCACTTCCTAAATAGTTTCCGTTTACATCCCAATTAGCCGTGGCATCTAAATAACCTGCAACAGTGCCAGAGTTAGATATATACTGCTCTATTATCGGAATTTCTTCAACTGTTCCCGAACCCGTAGTGCTTCCTAATAAAGCTGCTTGACTAACGTCTTGCATCTTATTATAAGTAACAGAGTCCGGTTGTATTGTAGTCGCTCCATTTACTGCTATTGCAACGTCTCCACTCATAGGGACTGAGTTAGCTATATTTGATGAATTACCCACAAATACCTCTCCGTTATTTAAATCAGGGGTTACACTCGCCAAAGCATCTATAGCTTGCTTTATCCTTTGCGGTGTAAACCTTTTAACCGTTGTTACAGTGCCAGCCTCGGCCTCCGCTTGTGTTACCTCGGGTACTTGGTTGTTATACCCTATTTCTATCTGTGCGTCTGTGGGTGTTATTGTGCTTTTGTTAACCGCTTGCGGTTGTCCGTTTGCGTCTCCCACCCAAACATTATTTTGTGCCAAGTTTGGAAGGCCCGCCGCTCTTGCTGTGTTAAAAATAAATAATTGGCCCCCGCTTGCTGCCGACTTTAAGACCTTGGCCACTCTTTGAATAAAAGAGCCCGCCCCTGTTGGCCTTGTAGCTGTTAGCGTTCCCGTGGTGGTGCTTATATATAAATCCGCTCCCAAGCTGAAAGCTGAGGTATCCAAGCCCGTAAGCTTTCCGAAAGTAGTTATTTTCTTGGCGTTTGTGGCGTCCATGTTCTCAGCCGCGAAGCCTATAACTGGCATAGTGCCCACCGCTCCCGCGTTGGCCTCCTCTACGGTGTGTAAATCACTGTCGAAGCCTACTAAATAAACAGGCTTCCCCTTTGCTATAGTTCCCGCGCTGGCTTTCTTTGCGTTTATTACTACTGTGCCCGCTGTTATAATGTCGTTTGTAATAAATTTACTCGTTCCATGGTCGTAAAATAATAGTTTTGTGTCGTCTACTATTGTCGGCGTTCCTGGTAGTCCCGTGGCAACGTCTGAAAGGTCGTTAAGGTCTGAAACATTGGAAGCGAATAAATTCCAGTCAGCCGCCACAAAAGCCCCTAAAGTGGTGGTTTTATTTGCAAAATATAAATTTCCTAAGTAGTTGGCCCCTTGTCCCGTTTCGTAAATTACGCCCGTGTTATATGGTTTTAAACCCACTAAAGGGCCGTCGGTTATTTTATTAAAATTTGACTCGGCTAAATTTTCGGCCATTTGCCTAACATCCTGGGGGCTTATTGCCTGGGTTGTATTGTCGGGTAAATTTGCCGCCGCCTCGGCTTGTAAATCATTTCTATTTTTTAAAGTTGCCATATAATTTTAATTAAAGCCGTTAATTTTAAAACCACTTGTAAAGCCTCCTCCTTGTAAGGGTTGCGTTAAATCCCTTGTCCCAGGTGTTACCCTCCTATTAATATAAAACTCCGTTATGGGGTTCCCCACTTGCTTGGTGTAATTTATAACCGTGCCCGCTGGGATTGTTTTACCCACAAAACCTAAAGCGGGGTTATCCTGTACCAATTTAACTATATTACTTGTATTTCCATACAGTAAATTGCTTAAATCCCAAATACTTTGGGCCTCCTTTGTTGTGTATTGCTCCATTATTTTATAATTCTTTCACCAGCAACATAAAGCTGCTTATTAATAACCGTTACTTTTTGGGCCTTGTAGCCGTCCGCTTTTAGTGCTATTTGTACCCTAGCTTTTAAGCGTTGGGTTCCTCCCGTGCTCCCTAGATACCTTTTAGCGCCTACCCCTAAAGTGGGGTATTCCTTCCACCAACCCGCAAAGCTATTTATTATGTCTTTAACGTGCTGGGTGTCGCTTGCTGAGGCCTCAAAGTCGCCCGTGTTAGGGTTTATAAAAAGGTCGTCAAGTTCCGAGCTTACAGGGGTTAATTTTATGTCTTTTACGTTAGCCATGTTTTACATTTTCGTTTTTAATAGTGCTAAAGTCCTCCTTATCCACCAACGTGGCTAAAGCTGTTTTTATAGTTGTTTGTAAAGCCGTGCCGCCGTCTTGAGGTACAGGGACGCCGTTATTTATGGCGCTTATAATACCGTCCACCCGAGCGGTTAACTTTGCTAAATTATTAATCAAGTCCTCGGCTTTTACTATTCCCCCGTATTGGTCCCCTCTTATTTCTACGTTTTGGACCTCTGAGTATAAAGAAATAAAAGCCGTTTCCTTGCTTAAAAATGTCGCTATTACTACGCTGTTAATTATAGGAGTTATTTTTAAGGGGAAGTCTGCCGCCCCCGAAATTAATTTAACCCCCAATAAATTGGGGTCGCCATTTAAAGGCTGTAGTTCGGCCAGGTCGTTGGATATGCTTACCACCTTACACGGTAGGCTATAAATTTCCTCCTCTTGCTTTGCTAGTTGCCTTATTATGTCGCCTATATTTTGCGTATTCATTAACTAATGGCTTTTTGTATAAAGTTTCCGCTTGCGTCCTCGATAAGGTCGTAAGCTTTTTGTTTTATATATATTTTTTGTCGTCCCCCCGTGTTATACCCGAAAGTTGTAACCACTTGAGTAACTAAATAGCCGCCCGATTGTTCGGGGATTGTTTTATTTATTAACTCTACTATGTCCCCATGGTTTACCAATGGACTAACAAAAGTTAAAAAATGGCCTTCATATCCACTATATTTTAAACCGTCTTTTAAGCGGTTCGCTGTGGCTTGTAAGTCGGTTAAATTGTAATTATTAAAATATAAAGTCCTTGTTTCCCCGTCTACGTCTCCCGCTGTAGCCTCTAAGGTGTTGTTGTTGTCGTCTATACTTTTACAAATTACTTTTATTTTTCGCTCGCTTTCATCAATAAATTTTAAGCTATCCCCATTTATTAGGGTCGGCGTATTAAATTCGAACCTATGGACTTTTTGGAGGCTTGGATTAACAGAAAGGCCGACATATAAAATGCCATTACGAAAAAAACTATATATTCCGTGTTTTTTTCTTAGCTCGTCCAATACCTCGGCACTACTCGCATTTTTTATTCTAAACTTCCCTAGGTTTTGCTCCGCTGTAACCTGGTAGGCTATCCCCTCGGGAATAATTAACTTTAATAAAGCGCTTAACTTTGGATTGTTTACGCTTAAATTAAGTCTATTTTGTTTTAATTTATATACTTCGTCCTCTATCTCAAAAAGTAAAGGGAATTTTGTCCTTACCGCTTTTATATACCCTGTAAATACTTGGCTTATTTTTGCGTTATACCCCACCTTTATGTTAACCTTGTCCCCAGCTTTAAAAAGGGCGTTTGGTCCTTGGGTAATATTTGGGACGCTTTCCCCTTGTTTGTTAACGTACCTTATCCGCTTGGGAATTATAACCTTTCCACTGTCTAAAAGATTGTCGTAGCTGCTAACTATACTAACTTCATGGCAAAATTTAAAAACTTGCTCGCTTAGTGTTATTTCGCTGTCTAATCTTACCATTAGTCTGTTATCCCGTTTACAGTTAGTTCTATTGGTTCGTCCGATATTGCTTTAATCTCAAAAAGTTGGGCGTTCTCGGTGCCCTCTATTTGTGGAAAATTTACCTCCTTTATAGTTAAATAGTGGATGTCGAAATTATCATTTAAAAACCTCGCCGCTATTTCTACAGACTCGGGAACCTCGCAATATTCTACAAGTTGTTTTACTTGCTCCTCGGGGTAGCGTTGGCCGCTTGGGTCTACTAAGACGCCCCGTATTGTTAAATCGTAGTCGTCCTGGCTTATATACTCTTTTACTGAGCCTTTTACTCCTTGTATTTTTGTTGTAATAATTTGCTTTACTATTGTAACGTCACATAAAACAGTGTCTATTTTAAAGCCTGGCTTTTCGCCGTCCTCGCTAGGTGTTGCGCTGTCGTTTGTATTGCTTAAAATTTGGCCGTAGGCTATTTCTGTGCCGTTTTTATCGGTGTACTTTCCAGGTCGAAACTCCACATTCATAAAAACGGGAGTCCCTAAATAACTGGTACCCGCTATTTGGTCCCTGTCCTCGCTTCTTATTGTGCCATAGTCGGGAGTGTGTCCGCTTTGCCCTGTTTGTTGCGTGCTGTAAAGCTTTGTTTTTATTGCTTGGAGTCCAAACCCCTTTAAAATTAAAGAGGGCTTAACCTTTGGAAATTGGGCCGCCATTTCGTTGGGAAAATCGACAAAGCCTATGCCTGTTTTAAATTTGCTCATAATTAAACCCCCGCTATATTGTTAACATTATTTACAGCGCTAAAAAGAGCCTGGGCCACTTGGTCCTTAATTTGTCCCGTTAGGTCGTCCACGTTTGCCGCTGTAATATTCATATTCTCAATTAATTTCCCTATGTCTATATTAATGTGTGTTGGCCGTCCGCTTTTTATTCCGTCTACGCTAGTGCTGGCCGCCTTTGTTCCTCCTGTTGCTGTAGGTGTCCCCGTTTTACCCTTTGGGGCGAAACGTGCCAAGCTTTTAGAAACGTTAAATACTTCCAATTGCGTGGGCTTGGTAGGGTTTGAAGCCGCCCCCGCTTGGCCTATTTTGTTTATAGTGCCACTTAATAAAGAAGCGGGAGTTATTTCCTTATTCATTATACTGCTAAACATTTCAGCCGACTTTTTGCCCGCTGTGGCGTAAGTTTGTACCCCCTTGGCTATTTGCTTCTTATCCAAGCTAAAAGCGCCCATTATAATATCTTTAAGGCCTAAAAAACGCAATTTAATGTCCTGTACTACTGAGGCAATGGAGGCAAAAAGAAATTTGAATACGTTTATAACTATTTTTGTGCTAAATTTCCAAGTCTTTATTATTACGGTCCACATGCCGACCATAATTTTAGCGAAAAATTTAATTATTGGCAGCATAAATTTTAATACTTTGCCTATCCCAATAACCACGCCCCTAAAAATGTCGCCCGCTGTGGCGCTAGTTTTAAAGCCGTCTGTTAACTCGCTAAAAAGTGAACTATAGGCTTCTCTATAAACGTTAAAAATGTCCATTATAGGCTTTACAATATTGTCTATTATGAATTTTTTATGCCTAGAAAAAAAGTTCATTAGCTTAGTAATGGCGCCCATTACTTTATTTAATATCGGCAAAATTAATTTTCCTAATCGGAGTTTTAACTCTATCCACATATTATTAAAACGGTTTAGCTGTGCTTGGCTGCTATTCAAAGCTTTTGGAAGGTCTCCCGCAAAAGTTCTTTTTAATTCCTTGGCGAATTTTGGTAAAAAGTCCTCGGACATTAATTTTCCGTCTTGCATTAACTTCATTAATTCGGCCTTGGTTTTACCCATTGACCTGGCGGCTATTCCTAAAGCGCCTGGGAGTCTCTCCCCAAGCTGGCCGTTTAATTCCTCAGCCGATACCTTCCCTTTTGACATCATTTGTCCAAGAGCCAAAAAGGTGCCTTTTGTTTGCTCGGCGCTAAGCCCCATTACTGTGGCCGCCCCCGCTACAGAGTCGAAAACTTCAAGGGTGCCCGCCCCTTCCATGGAGGTACCCATAAAAGAGCCCGCCAAAGTTTTAAAACCTTCCATACTTTCCAGCAATGGCAGCCCCAAGCTTTTGGCCCTATCTCTTAAAAAGGCTATATTTTGAGCTCCTTTTTGAGCGGAGCCACTCGCCGCATTAATTGCATTGGTTAACCCCTCAAAGTTACGGGCTAAAGTTACAGACTCGCCAGCTATTGAAAAGGCTTTCATGGCTGCCGCTGCCAGGGCAATTTGAGGGACTAATTTAGTAAATCCACCCGCTAACATTCCCAAGCCTTTGGAGCTTTTAACAGCGGAGCCGCTAGTTTTCCCCATTTGCTTATCTAGCCCCATAGAGGCCGAAACGGCTTTTTTAAGGCCAGGGCTCAGCTTGTCGTTTAATTCTATTGTATAAATAGCCTTATCACTCATATTCGTAAATATATAAAAAAGGGGCGTTGTAAGCCCCTCTTAGTCCTTGTTTTTATACTTGCTGTTTTCCATTTCAATAACCCAAGTTAGTTGAGCCGCAAGCCTATAATATTGGTCGTCTGTTAACTTGTCGGGGTCTACTTTAAAATGGTAACGTAATAAAGCGCCCATTTGTTCAAGTTCACTATTCTTAACCTCCTGTAAATAGGCGTCTATTTTTGACTTAAAAAATGACTCGCCAAATTTAAAGGGGTTTAGCTCATTGGCTGCGCTAAGGTTTACCGTCTCGGCTATTTTTACAGCCTCGTTACGTTTCCCGCTTTAACGCTTATAATATCGGCCATTAGCTCGCCCGCGCTTCTCATAGCGTCAAAGTCTGATATTATAGCCTCGGGGTCGCCTTGGATAGTTAAAGACCTTAAAAAGAACTCTAAGCCTTGCATCTCATTTTTTTGTAAAATTTTGCTTCCAGCGTCAAACTCGCGGCGGCCTACTTTCTTAACTATTAAATCCATTTGCTCCCCGTCGCTCATTGGAATTTCTAGTTTAAAAATTACTCCATATTTTTCTTTTAGCTCCTCTATAGATAGCTTTTCATTTTCTTCGTATGCTTTCATATCGATTAATTTAAATTATTGGTCCAAGATAATAAAAAAAGCCCCTACATAATAGGGGCTTATAGAAATTAATCTACCACGCAACGAATGAAAAATTTTAATTGTTCCAGTCAATATGTGAAACCGCTAACTCAAGGTCTGCCATTACTGTGCTGTCCCCTTCGCTTGCGCCTCCTATTGTGTTTTTAAATCTACAATTCCTTACTACATCCGTGCGAGGTGTTGACCCCTCGGGAACGTAGTTAATTTCGATGTCAAATTCGGGGATATTTTGTAAGCTGTTGCCTGGGGCCGCGTCGATTAGTGCCGAAAGTTCAGCCCTATCGATTGTTATTTTTGCCTCGTGCTCAATTTTCCCTAGTCCTCGGCTTACTGGGAAACGCCCAGCGCCATAGTTTTCCGTAATTTCTTGAGCTTGACTATACTCTACCGATGTAATGCCAGCCACGGGAACGCCTAAAACAGTTACTATAATATCCGCGTAACTATATGCCTGTCCGTTAATTAATGGGGGGTTGTCTGCTAGTGCCATGTCTTAAATTTTTTAAAGTTTTGGTACAAAACCAATATTAATTACTATTTCTCTGGCCACTCCGACGGGTACAATTTTAACTGTTAGCTCCAATTTGGATGTGCTAACAACGTTTTGCGCTGCGTTAATAATAACCTCGTAAGCGCTTAACTCTCTATCTGTCTCCATTTGTCCTAGTCCTTTCTCTGCTAAAGCTTTGAAAGTTGCCACGGTGTCGGGCCTTAAAGTTCCGTCAGTGTTCACTCTTAACGGGCTACCTAATTTTGGAAGAATAAAGAACCTTAAAAGCCTTTT